AAGAAAAACACCCCAAACATTTGCCTGCCTTTGTGGAGGTATTGGAGCCGTTTGGGGCGGAAGTGGAGAAGAAGTTTGGATAAGCAAAAACCTACCGTCGGAAGCCTTTTTGCAGGTATTGGCGGGTTTGATTTGGGATTTGAACAGGCTGGTTTTGACACTGCTTGGCAAGTAGAGATTAATCCTGTACCCCGTGCAGTTTTGACCGACCGCTTCCCACACGCAAAACAGTTTGAGGATGTCAGAACGGTATTGTCAGAATTATGGCCGGTAGATGTGATTATTGGCGGATTCCCATGTCAGGATGTATCAATAGCCGGTAAGCGTAAAGGTCTTGCCGGGGAAAGAACAGGTTTATTTTATGACGCAATGCGTATTGTCGACCAGCTTAAACCCCGCTGGATTGTCCTTGAAAACGTTACGGGTTTGCTCAATAGCAACAATGGCGAAGACTTTCAAACAGTCATCAAGTCCCTTGCCGAATGCGGGTATGTGGGATACTGGCGCGTGCTTAATGCAGCATATTTCGGAGTCCCCACGGCACGCCGTCGGGTTTTCTTGGTCGCTGGCTTGGGAGAGTACCCCCCCTATGAGTTTATGGCTGACGCCGGCTCAATTGGAGTCTTACCTCGCGCGGTTGAGACGTATGGGCTACAAAAGCCACATGGTACTTTGCTTAGAGGGATTTCCAAGGGAGCCATTGACCGCTCAGGCACAAATATTCTCGTTACGCCCAACGGACGGGGTGCGATGGTTGAGCGGCAAAGAGCGTCTAACGATGATGGGCTTTGCCTCGGAATGGATGAGGCCAACATTGCGGAGGCTCAAGCTGCGGGAAACGCCGTCTGTCCGCCGGTCTCACGCTGGATTGCCGAAAAATTGATTAAGACTTTTTAAATGCATGAAAACAAAAGAATTCCTCAAATCCCTTGCCGAACTGGCTGCCAGCCTGCGCCAAGTCATCGAAGCGGAAGTGGACGGCTTTGATGCGTCGCCCAAGGCTATTGCTGCACGCCGTACCAAGGTATTTGACCCGGTAGGCGGTTACGAATATTTCGTAAATACCTACTTCCCCCATTATATCCGCTCGCCTGAGAAATCCGAACTGCATGCGTTTTTATTCAGCCGTCTGCCGGATATTATCCGCTCCCTCAAAGGGGAAAATGAGGCAGTGGGTGCGCCGCGTGGCGAGGGTAAGTCGACGCAGGTTACTCAGTTGTTTACGCTGTGGTGTATTGTGACAGGCCAAAAACATTATGCGGTCATCGTAATGGACAGTATCGACCAAGCGTATCCGATGCTGGAGGCCATTAAGGCAGAACTTGAGTTTAATCCACGCTTGAAAACCGACTTTCCGGAAGTATGCGGGCAAGGCCGTGTATGGCAGGCCGGTACGATTGTGACGGCCAATGACGTTAAAGTCCAAGTGGCCGGTAGCGGTAAAAAGCTGCGCGGTTTGCGTCACGGCCCTTACCGTCCTGACTTAACTGTTTTGGACGATATTGAGAATGACGAACAAGTCCGCAACCCCGAACAGCGCGACAAGCTCAATGCGTGGCTGACTAAGACTGTATTGCCTTTGGGCGGGGTTGGTCAGAAATACGATGTGATATATATCGGCACAATTTTGCATTACGACAGCGTACTTAACCGCACTTTGAATAACCCGTTTTGGCACGGTATTAAGTTTAAGGCGATGAAACGCTGGCCTGACCGCATGGATTTGTGGGACCGCTGGGAGGAACTTTTCCGAAACGACGGCGAGACGGTGGCCGAGGCGTTTTACCTCGCCAATAAAGACGAGATGGAGCGTGGCGCGCAAACAAGCTGGGCGGCTCGCGGCGTGTTGGCGCTGATGAAAATCCGCGCCCGCGACGGTCATGCGACATTTGACAGCGAGTATCAAAACGACCCGGTCAGTGGCGAAGATGCGCCGTTTGCCGAAAACATCAAATACTGGTCGGAGTTGCCGGACGATTTGGTGTACTACGGCGCACTCGACCCGTCATTGGGTAAAGCGGGCGCGGGGCGCGACCCGTCGGCGATTTTGGTCGGCGGTTATCAGAAATCAACAGGCCGTCTGTTCGTAACCGTTGCCCAAGTAAAAAAACGCCTGCCCGATTTGATTATTGAGGACGTGATCCGCATCCAAAAAGAGGCGCGGGTCAAGCCTGTTTTGTGGGTGGTGGAGACGGTGCAATTCCAAGAGTTTCTCAAGGATGAGCTGATTAAGCGCGGGGCGCGGTCGGGTGTGCATATCCCCGTGCGCGGTATCAAGCCGTCATCGGACAAGATGTTGCGGATTGAGACTTTGCAGCCACACATGGCAAACGGGTTGATTTTGCTCAAACCCGACCAAAAGACCTTAATCAGCCAGTTGCGCCACTTCCCAAAAGCCGACCACGACGATGGACCCGATGCGCTTCATATGCTGTGGATGGCGGCAACAACGGGCAATGTGTCAAACAGAGCACGTGCGATTGATTTACCTGCGCCGATGTTGGAAATGTGATTTTAAGGTCGTCTGAAACCGTTTTCAGACGGCCTTTCGGAGTAAGAAATATGTTCGGATTGATTAAAAGCGCAACGCGGAAAACCGCCATCAAGACATTGACGAGCGCGACCGAAGATGCGCTGGAAAGCCTGTTTTCCAATATGGAGGGCACGGACGCGCTGCTTTCGCGTCTCGGCGTGGACAGACAGCAGGCGTTGGATGCGGTGTCGGGCGACGATGAGGTGGCTGCCTGTTTGGAGGATTTGCATTCCGCCATGCAGAACAAGGCGTGGCGCATTTATGGCGAGGACTTGAGCGACGAAGACAAAGACCGTCTATGGAAAACGCTTAAACGCCACCTGCCCGCGCTTGCCGAAATCGTCCTGACGGCGCGTCTGGGCGGCTATGGTGTCGGTCGGTACGTTTATCAGCCCGAACCCGACGGCTTTTTGACGATTAAGCATATCAGCAACAAAAGCGGCGAATTGGCGAAATACGTTCCCTACCGCGACGGTTCGCTGGTGTATCGCGGCAGCGGCGGTGAGGAAGCCTGCAATACGGACGTGCTGTATCTCTTTATTACCCACCGCGCCACTTCAACCAATCCTGCGGGCGAAATGGCGGCGGCGCGGCTGTATGCGCCGGTTGCGTTGCGTAAAAAAGGCTTTATTTATGCGGCACAATTCATCACGCGCTACGCCCAGCCGTATTTGATTGCCAAAATCCAAGCCAACAGCAACGACGACCACGACAGTTTCATGAGCCGTTTTTACCGTTTTGTGAGCGGCGGCGCATTGAGCATCGAACGCGAAGACGATGTGATGATGCTGCAAAACAGCGCGGACGGTCAGGCATTCCGCCGATTGGAAAACCTCGCCAATGTGCGCATCCAAAAAACGCTGTTGGGCAAGGTCAAAACCAGCGACCTTGAGACCGCCAGCCGCGCCAGTCAGGAAACCGAAGAAAACAACCGCGACGAGCGTATCGGCGCGTATCTCGCTCTGCTCTCCCGCGCTGCACAGCACTTTATCGACGCGCTTGTGATGGTCAACAACGCCTACGGCAAGCCGATTAATGCGCCCAAAGGCGTATGGTTTGAGTTTGAAGACGAAATCAAGGTTGATAAAACCCGAGCCGAACGCGACAAGATGTATATGGATACGGGGCAGCTCGTGTTGACCGAAACCTACTATCGCGACATCTTGGGCTTTGAGCCGGAACATTTCGAGCTGCGCGACCCGAAAGCGTCGTCTGAAAACCCTGCGCCCGCCAAATTCAGCCTGCGCCTGTCTGACGGCCTTGCCCATAATGCGCCCGATACGGCGGAGCAGGCAATCGCCCGACCGAAAATGGAGGCGGTGTTGGGTTTACTGGAAAGCTGCAAAGACTACGCCGAATTTGAGGCGAAGCTGTCCGAACTTGATTTGAGCAAGGGCGACAATCTCTTGATCCAGCGTTTGGTTTCAGACGGCCTTTCGGCTTGGGTTGACGGAGCAGGCGATGGACGGGATTGAATACAACTTCGCGGGGCTGGTCGATAAATCCGCTTTCGAGCATTTCAAGGCTAAGAAAATCCTGCCCGGGTTTTCGCATTACGACGTATGGCTGTATCAGCACAGCCTCGCGTTTACCGTCGCCAAGATGATGGACGCGGATATGCTCGCCGAAGTCAAAGATGCCATCGAATCCGCGCAGCAAAACGGCACGGCATTCGCCGATTTTAAAAAGCGTTTAAAACCGTATTTGATGGCGAAAGGCTGGTGGGGCGAGCAAGTAATGACCGACCCGCTGGACGGCGAACCGAAATTGGTACAGCTTGGCAGTACACGTCGTCTGAAAACCATCTTTAATACCAATATGCAAACCGCCTTTGCGGCGGGGCAGTGGCAACGGATACAGGCAAACAAAAAAGCCCTGCCGTATTTGCGCTACAACCATTCCGCCGCCGGGCATCCGCGCGACAGCCATAAACGCTACTACGGGCTGATTTTGCCCGTCGAACACGACATCTGGAAAGTCATCTTCCCGCCCAACGGCTATGGCTGCAAATGCTCGGTTTCCGCGCTGACCCGTCGGCAGGCGGAACGCGAGGGCATCAGCGGCGAGCCTGATGTGGATATGGTCGAGTTTACCAATCCGCGCACAGGTCAAACGGTATTGATTCCCGACGACATCACGCCGAGCTTTGCACACAATCACGGCGACCGATTGGGCGCAATGGACGCGCTGTTTGGCGAGCGAAACGGCGAAGAGGCACTGGCCGCCATGATTGCCGAGCGCGAAGCGTGGCTGGACAAGCGGTACAGCGTGCCGTCTGATAAAGTAGCGGTGTTGGCTTTGTCGGATAAGGTGTCGGAGAAGGAAGTAAAACGGTTGGAGGCAAAAGCATCAGGCGGCAACAATATTTCTGTTTATGAAGCCGAAGCCGCGGCAGCTTGGCAGCAGGCAACCGGAGACAGGCTGGAGGTGTTTGATTTGGGTGAAACGGATGGCAGGAAACCTGCAGATTATTTGATTTCCGATCCGAATCTGCCGAAAGAAAAGTGGCTGCGTTTGGATTTCATGTATGTTACAGAGCCGTTTAAGCTTGAAAAGATGAATCATTATTTTCAGAAAACGGACGAAATCTGGAGCGGACAGATGAAAACCATCCAAGAGCATTTGCAGAAAGCTGATATTGTACCGCTTGATTTTTCGGCGTTAAATCTGACGAATCGACATCGGGTGCTTCAGTATGTGCTATCATTACCCGAAGTACAAAGGAATAAAATCAGAATTTTAGTGAAGGAATCAAAATGAGTACGCCTAGCGGAATGACAATCCGTGCAATCAAACAGGATGATGATGTATACCATTGGGCCGAAGTGGAGATGAACAAAGGAGCGTGTGCGGATTTGTTCGCTTATATGACCCCTGCCATGTATGAAATTGCGCCGGAATATGCGGAAGAATTTGAATACAGTAATTGGGAAGTTTTTTCTATCCATGCCGCGCCGGAAAAATATTATCGTGCTATTTATAATCTCATTATGCAGGGTGCCGACCGGCTGGAATCCGTGAAGCCGTTTAAAGCGGCTTTAAAAACCGCCCTGGAAGCCGATCCGAGATTTAAACCTGTATAACCCGAAGGCCGTCTGAAACCGATTCAGACGGCCTTTTTCATAAACGCTCAAATTCCACGTTTAAGCGCGTTTTATCGGTCAGGATAGGCAAAGATATGTCCGAGAGTTTAAATGCAATCTGACGCAGCCCTAAAAGCCCCCTGAAAACGTTTTTTTAAACCGCTGCCGTCTGCGTTTTTGGATATGCCCCAAATTTGCGATTTTAGGCGGGTCGGATGCCGAAGATAGACAAACCCCCGTCAGAATCTCGAAAATCAATCTAACGCGATTCTAAAGCGGTTTTAAAGTGGGTATTTTCATATTTTACGCATGAGGATTTTCAAAGGTCGTCTGAAACCTGATATTCGGGTTTTGGGCGGCTTTTGCATTTGGATTGGGAAGTGAAATCCTGCCGTCCGTCTTTTTGAACTTGGCAAGGCAAAATGGAGCAATGGATACGAACAACACCCCCCTCAAAATCAAATTGTCCGCCGCGCTGCCGGTTGCCCTGGCGACCGGTGCCGACAAGGTGCGTACTTTTAAAGGCGTTGCCAATTCGGGCAAGCCGTTCGGCTACGGCGGTTATCAGACAGTCGTCGATTTGGCCCAGCTGTCGCACAAAGCGTCCGTCCCCGTCTTGTTGGAACATTCCCCCGTCAAGATGGCGGGCGTGTGCAGCCTGTCTGTAACGGCGGATGGCCTGATTGCGGAAGGCAGTCTGTTGTCCAACGAGTTTGGCACGCAGATTGCCGAAGCCGCCGACCAAGGTTTTCCGTGGGAAATGTCGGTTTACGCGCAGGCGGAATCCTACGAGGAGCTGGCGGCGGGCGCAGTATTGTCCGTCAACGGCAACGAGGTAACCGGGCCGGCCGTCATCCTGCGTCGTTGTGCGATACGCGAAGTATCGTTTACCGCCGTCGGCGTAGATGGCGAGACGGAAGCGGTGGTGTTGTCGGACGGCAGCCCCTTGCCGGATATTTTTAAACAACCTTTGGAGTTATCTATGACACCCGAAGAAAAGCAAGCGTTTGACAACCTGAAAGCGGAAGTCGATACGCTCAAGGCTGAAAAAGCCGAAGCCGAGAAAAAGCTGAAAGAAGCCGAAGCGGCTGCCAAGAAAAACCAAGTCAAGGCGAAATTGTCCGCCGCCGGCTTCAAGGAAGGCGAAGACGGCAAGTTTGAAGGCTTGTCCGACGCAACCATGACCGTACTTTTGTCTGCCGATATCGAAGCGGCGGAAGCCATGATTGCCGATTTGACGCCGAAAGCCGCCCCGTCTGCCGTACCGGCCGCGCTGTTGAGCGAAGGCGCAGGCAAAGGCGAATCCGAACACACCGGCGAGGCGGAGGGCAAGTTTTCCGTAGCCAGCCACAAAGGCTTATTGGGAGGCGCTTATGTCTAAAGCCAAAACCGAAATCCTCGGCCCTGTTGTCTCCGATTTTTTGAAATACGAAGCAACGCCGTTGACGCGTGTGGCTGTTGCTGCGGATGCCGGTACTAAAGCGGGTAGTTTTGTGACGTATCCGCTACGCAAGAAAAAACTTGTTGCTTTAACAGATGAGGCTGATGGGAAAGTTATTGTTCAACCTTTCAATTGCATCATCGAGTGTAAGGATATTCTTATCCAAGCTAAGGCAGCATTCGGGTCCGACGCGGATATGAAAAAAGAAGGCGACGCGTATGGGATTGTTTACGTCAACCTACCGAAATTCGGTGCATCTGACGTTTAATTATTTGAAATAAGGAAAAAATATGCCTTTATCCGATAACAGCAAGTTTGGCGTGCAGGCTTTGACCACTGCCGTCAACAAAATCGACCCGGGCGCAAGCCAAATCCGCGAGCTGGGTATTTTCGAACCCGAATACCTGACCACCACTTATGCCGACATTGAGTTCCAAGACGGCAAAGTCAGCTTGGTTGCCAGCAAAGAGCGCGGCACGGCCGGTCAGGCAGTGGATAGCCCGAAACGCAAAATTCACACCGTCAAAATCCCACACCTGCCGGTTAACGACGTTATCCGCGCGGACGATGTACAAAACCTGCGTGCTTTCGGCACGACCCAAGCCGCAACCGTCATGGACAAGGTCAACGAAAAGCTGGCCGGTGGCAAATCCGACCTCGAATACACACGCGAGCATCTGATGCTCGGCGCGTTGCAAGGCAAGATTTTGGATGCGGACGGCAGCGTGATTTTGGACATTAACACCGATTTCGGCGTTACACGCAAAACGCAAAACATCGAATTGTCGAAAGACACGACCAAAGTCGGCGCGGTATTGGACAAACTCTTGTCCGAACAACGCCAAAAATTCAACGGTGCGCAAGTGCGCGGCTGGGTTGTCTATTGCGGCATGGAGTTTTTAAGTGCGCTCAAAGAGCATAAGTCCATCTTCGAAGTGTACAAACGCTACGATGAGGCACGCGCCTACCGCGAGGGCGATACGCTCAATCCGACCGAATTTATCCACAAAGGCATCCGCTTTATCGAATACGCCAACCACTTCGGCAGCGACGCCGACATCGGTGCGGACAAAGCCATTCTGCTGCCGGTCGGCCGTAATCTCTACAAAGAGTATTTCGCGCCCGCCGATATGTCCGCGACCGTCAACACTCGCGCCCTGCCGTATTACGCCAGCCGCGAGAAATTGCAGCATGACAAAGGCTGGAGCCTGCATATGCAGTCCAATCCATTGCCGATTGCACTGCGCCCCGAGTTGTTGGCAACGCTGACCATGTCTTAAACGGATTTCAGACGGCCTTTAAGGCAACAAAAAGGCCGTCTGAAAACGGAGGACGGCATGATTACCATCCAAGACATGATTACCCGCTTCGGCGAGCAGGAAATGGCGGAACGGTCGAATCATGAGAACTACGAGACAATAGACGAAGCGGTGATGGCGGCGGCAATTGCCGATGCGGAAGAAGAAGCGGCAAGCTACCTTCGGGCGGCGAAACTGTTTTTTACCAACGACACCGCGCCGCAGGTTTTGAAAATCAAAGTCTGCGACATTGCCCGCTACTACCTCTACGACGATGCGGTAACAGGCATTGTGGAGGAGCGTTATCAGTCGGCAATCGCCTGGCTGAAGATGGTCGTCAAAAATCCGAATATGCTGGACGATAGCCGCGTATCGGATGACCGCAGACCGTCAACGTGTGCCGTTTATGTCAATGCCGAACCCGATTTGCGGGAATGGCTGAAGGAGTAAGCGATGCGGATTACGGTATCACACGACTTATCGCGTATCGCCCAAAGCCTGAACCGCCTGTCGGGCAGGTTGAACGGCAGCCTTGAAGAGCCTTTGCGCGCTATCGGCGGCATCCTCGAATTTTCGACCCGCCGCCGTATCGCCGAAACCAAAACCGCGCCCGACGGCAAACGCTGGGCGGACGTATCCCCCGCTACGGCACAAGCCAAAAACGGACGCGGCGGGATTTTGGTGGACCACGGCAACCTCTTGGCAAGCATTACGCACGAGGCATCGGCAAAAAGCGTGATTACCGGCTCGGTAATGGGCTACTCGGTTTATGTGCAGGAAGGCACGAAAACCATGCCGGCGCGTCCGTTTTTGGGCTTGTCTTCGCAAGATTATCAGGACATCGACGAATTGATGTCCGATTGGCTGGAAGGATTGATTGTCTGATATGGCTTTAAAACAGCATGAAAACTTATTGGCGGTCTATCCCGAAATCCTAGGCCGTCTGAAAACCGTCAAAGGCATTAAGGCGGTCAAGGAGATCGGCGAACTTGCCGAGCTGCTCGCCCAAGGCACGGCGAAACGCAAAGCCGCCCCGCTGGACGGCGCGGTCTATGTCGTTTACGGCGGCTCAACCTTTGCCGACGAAGCGAAAAACGGCAAATTCCTCAAATCGACGCTGCACTTTACCTTCGCCCTCGCGCGAAGCTACACCGCCAACGGCAAATCCACGCTGTACGAGGTCGGCGAGACCCTGACGGCAATCCAACAGGCGTTTTCAGGCTGGGATGCGGGCGACGAATATGCCGTTACCCCCTTCCGCCGCATCGCCTCGCCATCCATCGAATACAACGACGGCTTTGCCTTTTACCCTATTTCATTCGCCTGCGACACCGTGCAGGCGGCAAACTAAAGGAGCTGCCACATGGCAAAACAAAACGACCACGGCTTAATCTTTGAGGGCGACGTTAAGGTGCGCAACCTCAATCAAAAAGGCTCTGGCTTTATCGAAATCGGCAATACCACTGCCCTGACCACGCAAACCAGCGTGGAAACCAAAGAGCGCGTATCCAAGCAAAAAGGCACTTACGGCAGCGCACTTGACAGCCTGAAAACCGTCAAGCCCACCGAAATCGGCCTGAAACTCGACACCTTCGACAAAGACAACCTCGCGCTTGCCCTGATGGGCGAAGCCGCCGTCATCGCGGCTACGGCGCAGACCGTTACCGGCGAGACCGTGACCATCGGCAAAAAAGGCATGGCGTACAAGCTGGCAAACGGCAATATCGATCCGGCTACCGTCAAAGTCAAAAACAAGTCAAACGCCAATGTCGATGCCAAGCATTTGGACATCAATGCCACCTTGGGCATGATTACCATCCTGCCGGTCGCAGATACTGTCAACGACGGCGAAAACATCACCGTCGACTACAAAACCCGCGATTCCGGCGGCTATAAAGTCTCTGCCGCGACCTTGTCTAAATTGGACTTGGAAATCTACGTCGACGGCCGCAACCGCGTTACCGGCGAGACCGGCATCCTGCATATCCCCCATGCCGTACTGGCGGCGGACGGCAGTATCGACTGGTTCGGCGACGACTTCAACGAAGCCGAATTTAAAGGCACGGCGGTATTGGCTTCGGGCGAGACCTCGACCTATTCCTTCACGTCGTACAACAACTAAAGATTCGGTAATAAACAAAGGCCGTCTGAAACTGGCTTCTGCGTGTAGGCGCAGCGGCGGCAGGTTTCAGACGGCCTTTTTTAAACGGGTTTTAAAACAGGATTAAATCATGGCGAATATTCAGGCAGGTTTAGAGATTAAGGCAGGCGTGTCCGGCGTTGAAAATATCGACGCGCTGGCGCAGTCCATCGAGGCGGCGGGCATAGATACGGGCAAGCTGACCACCGAAGCGAAAGAGCTGGGCGCAACGCTGGCTAAAGCACAAGCGCAACAGGCGGCAATTGCAGAATATAAGGCGTTGTCGGCGGAATTGGACAATACCGCTAAAGAAATGCGTGCACTGGACGAGCTGACCGCGACGTTGGAGAAATCCATGCGCGGCGGCGGTACGCAGCAACAGCAGGCCGATTTGGCAAAACTGCGTGCCGAATCCGAACGCCTGGCAAAAAGCGAAACCGAGCTAACGGGCAAGCTGTATGCCGCCCGCGATGCGATGTCGGTGTCGGGCGTGTCCGTCAAAAATCTTGCCGCCGAAGAGGCGCGCCTGTCGTCCGAATCTGCCGCCGCAACAGCGCAGCTAGACCGCCTGACCGCCGAAGCGCAAACCCTAAAAGCCATTGCTGATGCAAAAATCCAGCTTGGCATCGATACCGACGACAAAGCACGGCAGGAAATCCAAAAGACCAAAGACGCCTACGAATTGCTTAAAAACAGCGGCACACTCTCGCATGAAGAATTAGCCCGGGCGGCGCAGTTGCAGGAAGGCAAGGTGCGCGAACTTGAAGCCAGCCTGAAAGGTGTGAAGCCGTCTATTGCCGAGGTTGCTTCGGAGATTCAGGGCTTGGTCGGCGGTGCGGGCGGCTTGGCGTTTGCCACCCGCGAGGCAATGAAGTTCGAAACCGCTATGGCGGGCGTGAAAAAAGTCGCCGAAGGCACGGACGAGCAGTACGCCCAACTTTCAGACGAGCTGAAGAAAATGGGCGCGGAATTGGGCATTTCCGCCGCCGAAATGGCGGATCTTGCCGCAGCGGGCGGACAGCTCGGCATCCCGATTGAGAAGTTGTCGGAATTTACCGCCATCGCGTCCAAGATGTCGGTTGCCTTCGGCATGACCGCTGAAGAGGCAGGCAATGCCGCCGCGACGATTGCCAACGTGTTCCAACTCCCAATCGGCGAAGTGGAAAAGCTCGGCGATGCCATCAACGTTTTGGGCAACAATACCGCCGCACGAGAAAAAGACATTGTCGCCGCAATGGCGCGTATCGGCGGTACGGCCAAGCAGTTCGGACTGGCCGCCGACGAAGCTGCCGCGCTTGCCGACGCATTTATCGCCTTGGGCAAACCGCCCGAAGTGGCGGCGACCGCCATCAATGCTATGCTGCAAAAATTGCAAACCGCGCAAAGCCAGGGCAAAGGATTTCAGGCGGCCTTGGAAGGCATCGGTACGTCTGCCGACGAGATGGCAGCCAATATCGCCGCCAATCCGCAGCAGGCTTTAACGGAATTCTTGCACAAACTCGAAGGCTTGGACAAACAAAGCCGCGCCCTAATGCTCTCGCAACTCTTCGGCACGGAATACAGCGACGACATTGCCCTCTTGGTCGGCTCGCTGGGCGAATACGAAAAGGCTTTAGGTTTGGTCGCTGACAAGGGGCAAGTCGTTGGCGCGATGCAAAAAGAGGTGGCAAACGCCATGTCCACCAGCGAGGCGCAAATCAACAAAGCCAAGCAGGAAATCATCAACGTTGCCATCGAGGTCGGCGAAAAGCTGCTGCCTTTGGTGTCTCTATTGGCGAGTACGGCCGGCAGTGTGGCAAGCGCAATCGGAGCGATTACCGAAGAGTTTCCAGGTTTGACGCAACTTGCCACGCTGTTTGCAGCAGGCGCAGTTGCAGTCAAGGCTTATGAGGCGGCTGTCCGCCTGACTGGTGGTGCGGTATCAGCATCATTTGCGACCCAGCGTGTCGGAATTGAAGCAACCAAAGCATCCATCCTGTCGACCACTGTCGCTGCACGAGAGCTGGGCATCGCACTCAAATCCGCTGCTGCCGGTAACGGTTTCGGCAATGGTGCGGCGGCTGCAGGAGCGTTGGCTCAAAATCTCAAGACGGCGGCATCCAATGCCGGATTACTGTTTGCGGCTTTTGAGGTCGGCCGTGGTGTGGGCGGCTGGCTGCGCGAAAACACGGATTTAGCAAAAATTTTCGGCGATAACCTCGCCCGTATTCCTGCTATTTTGGATAGCCTGTTTACCACCGGCGGTCTCGACAAGTATCACGAGTTTTTTAAAACCGAAGCCCAAATTAAGCGTGAGTTGGAGATAGCGGATAAAAAAGCCCAGGAAGCTGCCGAAAAAGCCGCCGCCGCCAAGAAAAAAGCTGCCGAAGAAGAGGCAGCCGCCGTCAAAGCCCTGCAAGCCGAATATCGTGCGTCTGCAACAGAGTTGTCAGCGTTGGAACACAGTATGGCCGCCTTGCGTGCCGACGGTCGTGAAACCAGCGACTTTTACAGCGAATTGGCAATCAAGCTGGAAAACGTGCGTACCAAAACCGCCGAACTGAAAGCCGAACTTGACAAAAAAAACGTCAAAATCAGCGCAGATACAGGCGAGCTTGCCGCAGCACAAAAAGCCCTTGAGGCTTTGGGTTTGACGGCGGAAGAAGTAACCACCGGCATGAGCAAAAAGGCGGCGGAAGGTATTGCCAATTTTTCGCGTGTTGCCTCTCAGTTTGGTAATGATGCCGAGCAGATGGGCCGAGTGTTTCAAGCCGCGCTCAAGCAGATGGACAGCAAAGAATCAACCGATGCTCTTTTGGCCGAATTGGAAAAGGTAGGCAAGCAATCCGGGCTGACGGCCGAAGAAATTAAGAAAATCGGAGATACGGCAAGGGAGTCGACTGACAAGGTTGCCGACGCCTTCGCCAAACTCGGCGTGGACAGCAAGGCCGTGATGACGGGAATCAGCAGTGATGCGCGGCAGGCATTTGCTGATTTTCAGACGGCCTCGACAGAAGCGGCGGCGGCCGGCCAAAAAGATGCCAAGCTGATACAGGCAGCCTTTGAGGCTATGATGGGCAAACTTAAAAGCAAAGAGGAATTTGCCGAGTTTCAACACCAGCTCAAAGCCAGCGGCGACGCGGCACTGTTGACGCAGGAGCAGCTTGCCCGGTTGGGCGACGCGGCGTCGGGCGGTGCGGAAAAAGCCAAAGCCGCTTATCAAGGGCTGAACGATACTGCCGCTAAAACAGGCGAAGCCGCGAAAGCCGCGCATGACAAAGGCTCGCAAGCGGCGGAAAACCATGCCCAATCGGTCAGAAAAGTGGCGACAGCCAACAAAGAAGCGGCAGCGGAGGCAGACAATGCAGCCAAAGCGGCGGCAAATGCATCTAAATCGTTTAGCGACTACGGCTACCGCCTGACGCAAACGGCAGGATTTTACAAGCTAAATAATGAGCAGCTGGATTTGATGAATCGGAAGTTCTCCGGCATTAAGCTGGGCATGGAGGCCACATTCCGAGCCGCACAAATGAAGGACTATACGCAGCAGCTGTATGGCGCAAACGCCGCCATGCAACGGCTGAACGAAGCGGCGGCCAAGGGTGCACTTACTCAAGATGTCCTGAATGATGCGGCCAGTGCAGCTTCTCGCGCTGCCGACAAGTTGGGTAACACTGAGCTGACCAAATTTCGCAATGCGATATCCGATGCCCAACGCCGGCTGAATGCCCTGCGCCAAGAAGCGCATGATGCAACCCGCGCGCTTGAGGCCGAGCTTGCCGAGCTTAATGGCAATACGGAGGCGGTTTATTCTTTACAGCAAGAAAGAAAAATCCGCGAGCTGAAGCAAAAACTCGATAACGCCAACCGCCTCAAACAAACCGACGTTGCACGCGAATATCAGCGTCAAATTGAGTTGACGCAGCAAATCTACGACCGCCAACGCAACAAACGCGCCGAATCTGCCGCGCAAGAGCGAGTCCGCAACCAAGGTTCGCAGGGCAGCAGCAATGCCGCCCAACGGTTGCAACAAATCGGCAATACGCAGGTTAATATCGACCCGGAAAAGCTTAACCAAATTTTGGCGCAACGCGACCAGGCGGTTGCCGAAAAAGCTGTTAACGGTTTTATGGACAGTTTGCACGCATCCCTGAAACGCGCAACATAGTTTCAGAGGGGTTGTACCCATCTGAATGCAACCATGCCAAGCCCCGATATTCGGGGCTTTTGTTTTAATAGGGTTTTGAGAAAAATACGCAAAGGCCGTCTGAAATGGCAAATCAAGAATGGACACTGAAGCGAAAAGACAACGGCGTGGCTGTACATCTGCCGCAGGATATGCGCTGGGACGATGAATTTGAATGGAGCAAGGTAGCTCAGGCCGCTCCGCAGCGCACCTTGTCGGGCGGATTGGTCATCCAACAAGGCATTAAGGCTAACGGTCGTCCGATTACGCTGTCGGGCGATTGGGTGTGGCTTGATTTGAGTATCTTGCGTACGTTGCGCGATTGGACGGACGTCCCCGAGTTGGAAATGACGCTGACTCATTACGACGGCCGCGAATTTAATGTCATTTGGCGTACCCACAACGCGGCTTTGAACAATGTCGAGCCGGTGCATTACTCAACGCCGGAAACGGATAGCGAGCGATACACCGCCCAGCTCTGCCTGATGACGTTTTAATTTCGTCTGAAAGTAGGTTTAAACAGGATTTAAAAAGGTTTCAAAATGGAAAAAACAACGCGCCTGACGCAGCAGGATTTGCAGATTTACCCCAGCCAGCGCATGACCGATACGCCTGACGGCGGCGGTTTGATGGTCGGCCAGCCGCTGACGGGCGAGGATAACGAGATTTTTCCGCCTGTCTCGGACGTTGACCGCACGATGGGCAGCCTGGACGCGCGTCTGCTGTACCCTGCTGTTTTGCGTAACGACTCCGAGCCGCTTTACGGCGGTCATTTCGTCATTACCGAGCCACCGACCTCTGAAAACGTGTCTTTCTTGGCATTTAAGGCGCGCAACTACGGCGAGAGCCGCGCGGATATTATGCCGCGCATTGAGGCGTATTCTGTGCCGACGGTGGAGAGCCGCATGACGTTATTGGGTCGCCATTTGGCAGGTGTACGTCTCGTGCAGGCGTATCAGCGCGTAGAGGCTCCTTTGCCGAAGGTCGGCGAGCGTTATTGTCTGCAATATGAGGATAAAACTGAAAATATGACGCGCCGTATCACAGAGTATTTCCGCATTATCAACATCGAAGACGAGGTGCGCATTTTCGAGATTCCAAAATCAAACGGCGAGGTCGAAGAAGTGCCGCGCCGTGTAGTCAAAATGGAAATCAGCAATCCGTTGACCCGAGATTTTGATGGTGTCGATTATCCGGTTAAGGGGTATGCCGCGCCTAAAGTTAAAATTTTGGAAACTCAAGTGGCAGATTCCGCGGCTTATTATGGCGTAAAACCTGTATCAGACGGCCTTTCGGCAGGAGATGCCGCGCTGATGGTGTCAAGCATTTATGAAAAGCTTGTACCGACTTCGACAGTCGAGACACCTTATGCGGATGAATACCCGGTTCCCGGGGAAGCATGGGTCGCTGCTGCGCCGGAAAAACAGCTTTTTGCGGGGCATGTCGATAGTGGAACCTTAACTTTGCCTTCGGCTGTTTTACCCGGCAGTATCAAGATTGGGAACTACACAGACAATGGCTTCGGTCAACTTAAAAGCGGGGACAATATCGTCAATGCCGATTACGCTCATGGGCGTCTGAGTGGTTTGCCGACAGGTTATTACACGGTAACTGCGGTTCCGGGTGCTAAATCGTCATCAGCGCGATATGCTTTTGCGGTAGAAATTAAAGAAACCAATCACGGTACATCATTTGCCCCTCTGCTTAGACCTAATCCTGCTTTGGGTAGTTTAAAAGTGTCTTTTATGGCTTTGGGAGTTTGGTATGTTTTGACAGATACAGGCGACGGCGTATTACGGGATGAGGCCGGTAAAAGTGTAGGTACGGTGTCGTCTGCAACAGGCAGTGTATTGCTTAATCTACCGTCTCTTCCGGATGTTGGCAGCCGCTTGGTGTTCCAATGGGGAGACTCCTCTGGTTTTACGTCTTTTGATGGCGGAAAGACGGGCGGAAATAATCTGCCCAAAGCGGCAAACGGGGAGTGCACTTATTCCCTGGGACATTCAATTAAACCGGGAACGCTGGTGCTTACTTGGCAAAATAACGGTAAGAAAAGAGCGCAAGACGATGGCGCAGGAAAATTAACAGGTGATGCAACTGGCAACGTGGATTATTTGAACGGCACGATTAAATTGCCGGCTTATATTGACTCTACTTCAGTTGATTATGTTTGTGATGAGCCTGATCGTATTCAAGTTGGCCTTGCTGATGGTCTTGGCTTGACCGCAGAGGAAAAAGGAGAGGTGTGGAATATCACACTAGGTACGGCAGTACCGGATTGGCGCACTGTTTCTTTAACGGCTTTGGGAAGCTTTGAAGAATATACAAGTACAACTGTTTCAAACAGTTATTCTGGTTATGCGGCAGCATTGGGATAGGATAAGTAATGGGAATCAAAACTGGTTCAGGCGGCTTTAAAATTGTATTGTCCGCCAACCCTGCGAAAAATGGCGAGTTCACAATCGGCGGTCGAAAAGTCGAGGGTGTGAGTGGTGTAGGTTCGACAATGATCGTACCTAAAACGGTGTTACAGGTTGCCGGTCAAGAAAGACGGATAGTCGAAGGAAATATTTTGGGTACAAAATATAAGTACCTAGAATTGCTTGAGGCCAAAACAATAAACCGTTATGGAAAAATAGTCAGTTGGTATGCAGATTACCTGACTAGTGATCCAGCTTCAGTAAAAAAACGTCGTGGCAGCTTGAACGGCGGCTTGTTATTTAATGTTTTGAGCGACTTTGATCAGGGAAGCATCTGTGTTTTTGATACCTGGTCATTTCATGACGGCGAGACAGAGATTGTCGAGCGAGGCGGTACGCTTTATAAGAATTGGAATGCAGTAGGAGGTTCGGGCGATGCAGTCGGTACGTTGACTGCTGACGGTAAAGTCATTATCAATGACCGTAGTATTGCCTTCCTGAATCTTAAAATCACAGGCGGTATCGTACGTCAGCCACAGATCAAGGGTTATGGCTATGCAGGCCGCACACCTGCCGCACCGGTCAAGCCTGAAAGCTTTACCGTTTACGCGGGGAATGGCGAAATTGTCGGCAGAAGCAACGCCGCCGGGGAAATTACCGGCGGTATTACGGGAAAAATCGACTACGAGACAGGTTTCTACGAAATTAAGCGCGATGAGGGTTTCTACCCCGAAGATTTACGCTACAACGCCGTGACACAAGACAACCTGCCTTTGGATTCGTCGATTATCGGCATTGATGCCGTGCGCCTGCCTGCCGACGGACGTGTCCCCGTGTTTAGGAAAGGCGATATGATCGTGATTTCAAACCGGCTCAAGCAGGATTTGGGCAGCGCGTTTACCGCCGCTCAAAAAATAACGCTCAACCGTCAAAATATCGACCGCCTCTGCTTGGTCGACAGTAAGGGCAAACACGTCCTCGCCGAGAAATACACGGCAGACCTCAAGGCGGGCAGCATTACCTTTGCCGAGCCGTTGGACTTGTCGCAATATACCCTGCCGCTGACTGCCGTTTGTGCATGGGAAGAGGAAAACCGTGTGACCGGCGTCGATATTTCAGGCCGTCTGAAACTCCAGTTTGCGATTGGGCGCAATTATCCGAAGGAGCATACATTTGTGTCTTCCGCCCTGATCGGCGGCGATTTGCTGGTGCGCGCTACCGAGCCGTTTTCGCAACAGGCATGGGACAATGTGTGGAGTGACGCGCAACGCGGGGAACCTATTTTGGCGCGTACCAATGTCAAAGACTACCCGATTAAGTTGGCCAGCAACGGCGCGATTACCGAGCGCTGGCTGATTAAATTCATTACTGCAACCCAATTTGAGCTTTACGGCGAGCGGCTGGGCTTGGTCGCTCAAAGCGATACCTTGACCGATCTTGCGCCGACCAATCCGGCAACCGGCAAGCCTTATTTCACGCTAAAGGCGGCCGCATTCGGCGGCGGCTGGTCGGTACAGAACTGTATCCGCTTCAATACTTACGGCACGCCGTTGCCCGTTTGGATTTTGCGCAGTGTCCAGCCTTCGCCGGACAAGCAAAACGGCCGCGATGGTTTTACCGCGTGTTTGCGCGGCAATACGGTGGCCGAATAAAAGATAAGGCCGTCTGAATAGCACTTTCAGAGGGCCTTTAAGTAAAATGGTTAATTAATTTGCATTTATACCTTTTATCTGTAAAACTAACCTTTTAATCTTTATTCAAATAGTGAAAGGAAGCGAGAAAATGGGGAAAGGCATGAAAATCCTGATGGTGGTTGTGGCAATATTAATGGCAGCCGCTGTTAGTCGGGCTTATATGAATAATCAGAAAAAAGAGATGATTAAGAAAGAGTATGAAGCAAAGATTGCAGCAGAAAATGAAGCGAAGCGGCAAGAGGAGGTGAAAAAAGAGATGCTGCGATTGAAATCAGAAAAGGAAGAGGCCGAATTATTGGAGCGTGCAAAAGAGGCTGTTAGAAATATGATGAAAGACCCTGATTCTGTGAAATTTAAAGATTTGATTGCAGGTCAAGTCAGCAAGGATAAGAAAAAGCATGTGTGCGGCATGGTCAATAGCAAAAATTCAATGGGCGGTTATGTCGGTTACAAAGGATTTGTTTATATTGATGGCGAGAAATATGCGGTTCTTCAGGAGGACAGTATTGGCAATGAGGTTTTTGAGATGGCCTGTAATAAAAAATAAGCGAATCATCGCTCTGAGTGCAACTATGCCAAGCCCCGATTTTCGGGGCTTTTGTTTTAATGGGGTTTTAAATTATTGAAGTAAAAAGAAAGGCCGTCTGAAATGTTTGATACGCAACGTGTGCCGGTAAAGGTTTACCGCTGGGATGACGAGGGTGCGCCGCAGGTTGAATCGGTGGCAGGCAGCATTAAAACGATTTTAAAAGCCTGCCTGGTTACCGGTTATGGCGAGGGTAATAAGCGCAAGGACGGGCTGGGCTGGGAAATGGCGTTTGAAAAGACGCAAGAAGCCTGTTTCCGCAGTATGCACCCGAAGGCGACAAAGTGGTGGCTGGGGGTGGATGACTCAAAATATGGAAACCGTGCAAGATACGTTGATTTATGCGGTCTTTTGGAGCCGAAATCGGCAAAGGCGGGGAAAGTCAAACAAAAGGTTAACAACAGCAGTGGATTTCACAATTTCATCTACAAAAAAGACGACAGTAACCGGGATAAGATCCAATGGGTTGTGGTCGGAAATGAGCGCGCATTTACTTTAATTATTTTATGGCAGGATTATTGCTCGTTTTTTATTTTTGGCAATTTCTCCAGTCTCGCCGTGGCTGACGCCGCGAATACCCTGCTTGGATATGCGTCAGATGTAGATGAAAATTTTGTTTTTGGCAGTGGCAATGAAGTTGTTATTTTTGTGGTGCCGATGCGTGATTATAAGGGAGATGCTCCTTATCCTATGAGTCTTATAAGTAAAGTAGATGGTAATTATGGTAGCTATCCTAATCCTATTACAGGTGGTTTCATAGCAGATGATATTTATCTAAAAGAATTAATTGGTAGTGATGAATATGCCATTCGCGGATTACTACCTGGCTTTATGAAAATTGGCGAAACGATGCCCGCAGGAGACGTTATTTCGATGGGAACGGTTTACGACAATTTAGACGATAGCGAAGACAGATTTATGTATATCAATACAATTGGCGGGGGCTCTTTTTTGGTAAACCTCACGGCCTGGGAGCTGTAAGTCATGCCGAATTATGTTTTCCGCAGCCGTCTTGCCGTTAAACGTGGCAAGCTGCGCGGCAAAAACGTCAATCGCATTGGGCGAAGCCGTGCTGTCAAATCGCTGCACTGGAAATACGGCGGCCACGGCTATATCGCCGGCGAAGGTACGGGCATTGTTACGGTGGGCGGTCAGCCGGCTTCGCGCCGTATTTATCTGTTTGTCCGGCCTAATATGTACTGCATCGCCGATACTTGGAGCGCGGAAGACGGCAGCTACCGCTTTGACCGGCTCAAGGAAGACGAGGAGTATTTGATGGTGGCGACGGATTATAAAAAGCAATACGAGCCTGTTTCTTATGATTTTATTAAGCCTTATGTCGAGCGTGACGGCGGCGGTTGAGGCCGTCTGAAATGTCCGAAGACAAAATTTATGCTGATTCGTCGCGTATCCCTTTGCCTTTCGGTTTGGCGATTGGCTCCCGTCCGTCGTCCAGGCTCTTGCCGTTGGCGTTCAGACGGCCTTTACGCCATATTGAGGATGGCGGCGAGATTATTCCCGATACGCCGCCCAAGCCTAATCCGTACCGCCCTCCAGATGGTTATGCGACTGTTTCAGGGGCGTGGGGCTTTGTGCAGCAGGCGGTGTCAACGCAGGCAGTGTGCGCGGCCGGTCGTTATGATTTGGGTGACATGGCTGTCCAAGTGTCGGGGATAACGGCGGAGGCTATCGGGGAGGCGGTTTGTTTTCAGACGGCCTTTTCGGATATGCCTGAATTGGAGAGCTGCCTGCATGAAACGGTCGGCTTGTCTGACTGGGTTGCCGGGTGTATGCAGGCGGTACAGGCCGGAATGGATGGTCTGGATGGCTGTTTGCATGATGCTTTCCCCGATGATTTGTTCTTAAGTGGCTGTAATGCGGATCAATCGTCGGCGGGTCTTGGCGAGGCTTTGGCAGCATGTTCGGAGAGTGTGTTTTCCGATGACGCGCCGGTTGGTGATTGTTTGGTGTCGGATGTGCGCGAGGCGGCGGTATTGGCACGATGTGCGCATCCGCAAAGCCTTCCTGCTTTGGCTGTGCCTTGCGAGTATTATGAGATTCCGGTTGAGCCGGAGCCTGTGCCTGAAACTTATGTTTGCGGTATCCGCCCGCCTTCAAACCGACTGAACCTGCGGTTTTACCGCAAAAAGATTGCACACGATGCGCGCCATATTCCGCTGCCGTTTGCTTGTTTTGATACGGTAAGCACTCCTGTTTTAGACGGATATATCATGCAAAATATTATTAAGGCTACGGTTGACGGCCAGCCGATTGGGCTGTTTTCTGCGTCCTTTACGACGGACACTGCCGGTTATTGTTGGCAAGGCAGTTTGACGGTTTCGCCCGATGATTTCGCCAAGATTAATCCTGATGCCCGACCGAAAGGCCGGGAAGCCGAAATCGAGGTGCAAATCAATGCGGATACTTTTGTCATCATCGCGGAAGATTACAGCGACAACCGCCGCTTCGGGCAAAAGAGCTATACGGTAACCGGCCGCAGTGTTACCGCCCGTTTGGGCGCGGACTATGCGCCTAAAGGCCGTGGTACATACCGCAATCCGATTTATGCGCAACAAATCGCAACGGAGGTTTTACGCCCGACAGGCGTGGATTTGGACGGCTGGACGATGGTTGATTGGTTGATTCCGGGAGATGTGTATTCGTTGACCGATAAAACGCCGATTGCTGTTTTGCAAGAGCTGGCTCAAGCCGCAGGGGGATTTGTGGAGAGCGACCGCGCCCGACCTGTTGTCCGCTTTAAGCCTAAATGGAAAAAGGCTTCTTGGGAGGTTTCCGATGCGCCTGCCGATGTCAGTGTCCCTGTCAGCGTGATTTTCAGCATCAGCGGCCAGCGCAATGTATCGGAGCGTGCCAATGGGGTTTATGTTTGGCCGAGCCATAACAAGGGCAAAGGCGCGGATGTGTACCGCAACGGCAGCAACCGCGAGCCGCGTGCCTCCGCGCTGACCAATACGCTTTATACCGACCAGCCGGTCTTGCTTGCCGCCGGTATCGCCGCTTTAAGCGAGACTGGCGTTCATAAACGCGAAACGGTGTCTTTGCCGGTATCGGATAAATACGCCGTTCCTATGGCGAATTTAGGCGAGATTTGGCAAATCAATGAGCCTACGGGGAGCTGGCAAGGCGTGGTGGTTGGTGTGTCGGTCGAAGTCAAAATCGAAAACGACGCCCCTGTCGTTACTCAAAATGTAACGATAGACCGCTATTTTGACGAATGATTAAAGCTGGTTTAAAGATGCTTTAAAGGCCGTCTGAAAGCCATGTTCAGACGGCCTTTTATATTTTTGTTGAGGATAACAAAATGACTAATCTGTATCAAAACCTGACGGCACTGCTCAAGCGCGAACAGCGCGGCATTGCCAAAATAACGGGCGATTTGGGCGGCGGCTCATGGGCGGCGCAAACGCAAAGCGGCGGCAATCTTGTTTTAAGCGGGCAAGCCGCTTTAAATCAGCGCGTGTTTTATGATGTCTTGAGCAACCGTATCCTTGGTCAGGCTCCCAATACGACTGTTTTAGAGCTGGGCGTATAAGGATAAGTGCAGTACAGCCAGGCGTTGCTTTCGTATAACGTCATAAAATAATTATGCGCCGAACGTATCATCGCAAAAGCGAAAGAGTTACGCTATTTGTAGGCAAATATAAATAAAAGGCCGTCTGAATAAGGCGGCCTTGGGGAGGATTTTAAATATAAGTGGGACGGCGACGTAACAGTGCGGCAACACTGTTACGCCAGCCAAGCAGAGTATGCCTGCATTGACTTCTAAGGCCGCCTTAGTCTCTAGAGACCGAGGCATTCTATCTGATACAGGAGTGGATGCAAATGCAAATCTATCGTGAATTACGCTGTAAGTTTTGTGGGAAATTGCTGGCAAAAGGCAGCGGTTGTGTACAAATAAAGTGCGCTCGTTGTAAAAACATCAATTCTTTCAGCTAATTAATAAATCAAAAGAATGCCTTTGAGCATCATATTAAATCTGATTTAGAGCATCTGCCATAATTTAGGAGTATATATGATGCAAAAAATGCAACAGACATTACCTATTATCCCCTGGATGGGTGGCAAACGTCGTTTGGCAAAACATCTTTTGCCCATGTTCCCCGAGCATTCTTGTTATGTTGAGTTGTTTTCCGGTGGCGCAGCGTTGTTCTTTATGCGCCCAACGCCTGCTAAAGTAGAGGTACTCAACGACATCAACGGACAGCTCATCAATCTCTATCGTGTGGTACAACACCATTTCGACGAGTTCGTCCGTCAGTTCGAGTGGACGCTGACCAGCCGCGAGACATTCTCCTGCCTGCAAAACACGCCGCCTGAATGCATGACAGATATTCAACGTGCCGCTCGTTTCTTCTACCTTCAACACAACGCCTTCGGCGGCAAAACCGTCCATCAGCATTTTGGTACAGCTACCACGTCAAAAGCATGGGATGCATCTCAGATTGAGGTTAAATTAAAGGCTGCTAAAGACCGTTTAAAAGGTGTTTATATAGAGAATGAATCGTGGGATCGTTGCTTCAAGCGATATGACCGTGAGCATACCTTCTTCTATGCAGACCCACCATATTGGCAGACCGCAGGCTATGACCAATCATTTGGCTGGGAGCAGTATGAATTACTGGCCAAAGTGATGGCAGAGAGTAAGGGTAAGGTCATGCTATCCATTAATGACCACCCTGATATCAGGGAATTGTTTAAAGATTTCCGTATCACCCAACTGGAGCTGGCTTATACAATCGGAAGAAATAAAACTGGTAAAGCCAGTGGAGAATTGGTCGTATGTAATTGGTAAAATAAAAAGCGACGGTAGCGTCGCTTTTCTTATTTCTCATCATCCGATATAGTGCAAAAGCTGTCGAAACTTTCGCGGGACCTAGAGTGCAAAAGTTACTGCAACAAAGTGCAAAAGTCGGCGGCGGCTTACAAAAGGCCGTCTGAAACTTTAAAAGTTTCAGACGACCTTTTTCAAAATCATCAGAATTTAAGGTTAAACAGTATTTCAATACCCTGTACTTACCTGTTCCTATTTTCGCAGCTGATGTGTCTTTAAGACAAATAAAAAAGCACTGATATAATCAGTGCTTTTTAAATAATGGCGCGGCGGACGGGGCTCGAACCCGCGACCCCCGGCGTGACAGGCCGGTACTCTAACCAACTGAGCTACCACCGCGCATCCACTGTCAAAGACAATGAAAGGAAACTTGGTGGGTGATGACGGAGTCGAACCGCCGACATTCTGCTTGTAAGGCAGACGCTCTACCAACTGAGCTAATCACCCGATAAGCTGACATTAAATCAAAAAATCAGGCTACGCGCAAGATTTTTATTTAAATAAAAATATATCCCATTGAAAGAATATGGAATATTTTATTTAACCTCAAAAATTACCAATATACCGTTCTATCAATCAAAAATCAAATGTCCCAATTTATCCGCTTTAGTATGCAGATAACGTTCATTTTCCACATTTTCGCCGACATGTAATGCAATCCGTTCGACCACATTAATGCCGGAATCTTTCAATGTTTGGATTTTTTCAGGATTATTGGTCAACAACTTGACTTCACGAATATGCAGATAATCATAAATCTGCTTGGCCAAAGTGAAGTCGCGTGCATCAACAGGAAGGCCGAGCGCTACATTGGCCTCAACCGTATCCAAGCCCTGATCTTGCAGACGATAAGCACGGATTTTGTTTATCAAACCAATGCCCCTGCCTTCTTGGCGCAAATATACGATAACGCCACGCCCTTCTTTCTGAACGGTCTGCATTGCTGCTTGAAGCTGAGGGCCGCAATCACATTTCACCGAAAATAAAGCATCGCCAGTCAAGCACTCGGAATGAATACGTGACAACACAGGCAGGCCGTCTGAAACATCGCCCATCGTCAATGCAACATGCTCCTGACCACTCTCTTCTTCAAAGCCGTGCATGGTAAATTCGCCCCATTCCGTAGGCAAACGGCATGACGCGACAAACTTCAACGCGTTACTCATTTTCCGCTTCCTCGCTTTCAGCCACGCCCAACAGATTTTTCAAAGAATCCAACAGCGCCAAGGCAAGGGCAATCCAAGCCACCAATACTTCATCGGGCGCGCCGTCTTTGACATCAAACTCGGCATGTACCACACCCAAAACCGCACCGCTGGGCATACAGACAGGAACTGAAATCTGACTCAAACCGGGATGATTGCGTTCGTCCGACAATTCACCAATTTCCTGCCAATACGCCACATTCTGACAAACATTCATCCAACCGCTTTGCGCCGTACGCACAGCCAAAAAAGCCTGTCCGGACTGCTCGTCGATTGGAATCACATTTTCCAACGGCACGCCCCAACGGCTCAGTCGAACCAGAGACAACGCGCCATCTTTCGGAAACGCTGTATAAACCGCTGCGCTTTTCAAATGCTCGGTGCGCTCGGCAACCGAATCCAAAGCCATAAAAATCTGTTTCAGCAACAATTCATGTTCGGCATCAACATAATCCGCCAACTGCCAACCGTCTTCAGACGGCCACAAAATCGAACGCTCAACAGAAGCATTTCCCATTTTAATCACAGCCTGGGCAGTCAAATAAGCAACATGTATCTCATCCGCAGGCAACTTCAAACCTTGCGTCTGCAAAAAATCTTTAATCAATAAAGCAGGCATCTGCCCTTCCTCACCAATAGTAAAGTTGAGGCCGTCTGAAAACAAACCCTGCTTTCAGACGGCCGGAATAAACCATTATATAAGGGATAAGCCGAAAAATTCAAGCAAACAAGACTTTGCACCCCCATTAATCTTGTGTATAATCCACGGTTCAAATTAGTGCGGACGTGGCGAAATTGGTAGACGCACCAGATTTAGGTTCTGGCGCCGCGAGGTGTGAGAGTTCGAGTCTCTCCGTCCGCACCACCTAACCCCTTTACGGGGCTTTTTTTTCGTCTAATCTCGCCCAACGCGGGCAACCAATCCCAGTAATATCAATGCCTTAAGGCCAATCAACCGCTTTCTAATCGTCTAATACAAATAATGCCGTTTAATTGAGTAAACCACAAATTGTGGGTATGATTCAGGGAATCAGCCAAAACCACTGAAAAACATCCCCACAATGCCACTAAACGACCGCCAAATTAAAGCTGCCAAACCGTCTAACACTGGAAAGAAAGTTAAGTTATTTGACGGAAACAGCCTATATCTTGAAATTACGCCAGCGGGCGGAAAAATATTCCGCATGAGATACCGCATGAATGGCAAAGATAAAGACTTCACTATCGGGAAATATCCAGCCGTTTCACTGGTAGAAGCCCGACAAGCCACCGAAAACGCCCGCCGCATGATTGCACAAGGGCAAGACCCTACCAAAGCCAAGCAAGAAGCCAAAGCAGCCCAGCAAGCCGCCTTGTTAAATACTTTTGAGCATTTGGCCAAGCAATGGCACGAGGACAATTTGCCCCGCTGGAAAGAACATCACGCCGAGCGAATCATGCGTTATTTGAAAAATGACGTTTTCCCAGTCATTGGGGAAATCCCCGTTAATGAAATCAAGGTAACCCACATCAAAACCCTGCTTGATTCCGTGATGGCGCGGGGCGTTACTGATACCGCCGACAAAATCAGGGGCTGGATAGGGGCGATTTTTGACTATTCCGCCATGCTGGAAATTTCAGAAAACAACCCCGCCCGCCTGTTGAAAAATCACATTCCCAATTTACCCACCAAACATAAACCCGCCCTGCCCCGTGAAGAATTGCCGGAGTTTTACCGCCGCCTGATACTGGCAAACAATATAGAGCGGCAAAACAAAATTGCCATCATGCTGATCATGCTGGTATTTGTGAGAAATAACGAATTGCGCGGCGGCCAGTGGCAAGAAGTGGACTTTAAAAACAAGCGTTGGATTATTCCCGCCGAAAGAATGAAGCACGAAAAGATGAAGCCAAAGCCCGCTTTATGTGTTCCTCTTTCTGATTGGGCAATAGAGCTTCTTCAAGAGTTACACACGCTGACAGGGCATAGCCGGTTTATGTTTCCAAGTAGAACCAACGTAAACCGCCATATCAGCGAGAACACACTAGGGAAAATCATTAACGAGAAACTAGGCTATAAAGGCAAGGCCACGCCGCATGGCTTCAGAGCAGTAGCAAGTAGTCTGCTTTATGAAAACAACTTCAACGGCGGCGCGATTGAAACACAGCTTGCCCACGTTGAAGAAGATAAAACAAAGGATTCATACGCCTACATGGCCGAGTATATGCCCCAGCGTATCGAGTTTATGCAATGGTATAGCGACTATTTGCGGGAGCAATACAACCAGGCATTACAGATGATCCAAGAGAGCAGGACGGTTTAAAAATTCCCTATGCGCGTGAGTAAATATAGTGGTTACACTGGTTACCACAAAATTTAACAAATATAACTATATGAATATAAATATAAATACAAAGAAAAAGCGGTAACCAGTTAACGTAAATTTACTGGTTACCAACTGGTTACCACTGGTTACCAGTTTATACAAGTTTGATATTCCGGAATATTTTTTAGTTTAGAGGTATTACATGGTTTCTATCGCATATCCAAGAAACGTTGCAGTATATAACCCAAAATATGCAGCTATATTCAATATTACTAATAGCCCAGAATTTGAGGACGCACTAGGGGTTTTTAGCTGGCAAGCCCAAAGGGTGTTGACTAGAACATTTCAAAGCCTTGAAAAATTTGAGCATGGTGTATCGCTATGGAGTTATAAGGAAACTTACAAAGTTTCTTTAGTCGAGGAACAAGTTAATGACGCGTTAGAAAGGTATCAGGAGCAACACGGCGGACTAATTGATTATGCAGAATATTTTTATCCTGTAATAGAAGAGTTAAACTTTGGGCAAAGTTTTGAAATGCTTCTAGAAATGCAGTATTTCATTACAGCAAAGGCCATTTATGAGTATGTTTCAAACTTCAAAGACAAGCCATTGCAAGAAAATTTTAGTCAATTCAAAACAATAGCAAACTTAATTACAGCATCAATAGAGTTTATGTCTTTGGAATTGAGAAAAGACCAAATCAGCATAGAGGCAATAACAGAAAACGCCAAAAAAGCAAGCAAAGCCAAGCAAAGCCCCTATGAGAAAGCAGGAACGATAGCAGCCGTAAATCAGTTACTGGAGGAAAAAAAGGAAATGCTGAATCAATGGGGTGGAAAATCAGAGTTATGTAGAATTATTCAAGACTTAATTGTCACTAAGGGCATCCCATGCCCGGCAAAAAGAGAGCCAACGGAAAAAACTATCATGAAATGGATTAATCAATTCCAAAAAAACATGGAATTAACAAGCTAATTTTAGGAAGTCAGCATGGTATTACAGGAAGTCAGCATGGTATTACCTAAACAGCCGCCCACAGAGGCGGCTATTATTTTGCCTGTCATCCAACCCGATTAAAGAAAGGCAAAACCAAATGGATAACAAAGTATTGAGAGCGGACGATACTGCCCGCGCATTAGGTGTTTCACGAGCGACTATCTGGAATTGGGCAAACCCTAAGAGCCGCCATCACCGCCCCGATTTTCCCCGCCCTTTCAAAATTTCTGCCAATGCGACAGGCTGGCTTGCAAGCGAGATTGACGACTATATCGGCAAACTGGCAGCCAAACGCGAAGAGCAGGCAAATTGATTTATTGAGCGCAAAACAAATGCCGCCTGAACGGCCATTCAGACGGCAGAAAGGATTACTTAGTATGGAAAGCAATTTTACCAGCGGCAGAGCAAAAACGCCAAGCCAAAGAGAGCGAGTTTTAGCCCGATTGAGAAAAGGAAGTGCCACGTCATGGGAGCTTTCACAGATGGGCATACTTAGCTACAACACACGCATTATGGAGCTTCGCAGGGCGGGGCATGAAATCATAACCGTGATGGAAGAAGTAACAAACCAATTTGGGGAAACCGTGAAGCGTGGACGGTTTGTATTAATCAATTAAATCAGGAGCTTTAAACATGAATGAATATTTAAAAACAGTTTTTGCAACCCGTCAAAAATTACTGAAAGAGGAAGAGGACAAATGCAGTGAACTGACCGCCCAAATTGAAGCGGCTGAAGCCGGTGTTTCAGAGGCGGAAGCGGTGATCAATGAATTTGCGGGGCTGAGAAGCAAGCGCAAAGGAATATTTGCCGATTTATTGAAGATGGGCAAACCCACAAACACCGAAGAAGCCAAAGAGCTTGATTCAGAGATTGCCGCCAAGCGAGAAGAGGCAGACCGCGCCGCTGATGTGCTGGAAGTACAAAAAGAACTGTTGGAAAGCCTATTTAATGACCGCCGCCAACATCTGAACCGTATTTCAGAGCTTCGCAATTTGCTGGCCGTTTCCCGCTATGAAATGTTTATTGCCGGCATTGAAGAGACCCACTTACCTGAATATTTAGAGGCCGCCCGCGCCTATGCCAAAGCCGCCGCAAAACTGGCAGGAATCGGCAAGGCCGCCATTGAAATGAGAACGAATCTTCAGGAAAACGGTTTGCGGCCTGATTGCCGAAACTATGGGGAATCTATGCCGAATCGAATAATTGATTTACGTTTGCCGGGCTTCTTCAACATGATGGACAACACCGGCGGGGAAGAAAACGCTATTTTCGACATCTTTAAAGACATAGAGAAAGAAAAAGAAGCGGTTTTCAATAGCTTGAAGTAGCAACACCCAAACAGCCGCCCAAAGGCAGAAAACAGCTATTGGGCGGCTTTTTGAAAGGATTAAGACATGACACCAAAGCAAGAACAGTTTGCCCGCCTGTATGTGGAAACGGGCAATGCAAGCGAAGCATACCGGCAGGCCTACAACGCCGACAACATGAAGCCTGAAACGGTAACCAATGAAGCCTATAAGCTGCTACAAGCCCCCGATATTTCCGCGATGGTAGATAACCTCAAGGCAGAGGCACGGCAACGCCACGCGGTAACAGTGGACGACCTGTTACACGAACTGGAGCAGGCGCGGGCGGCGGCACTGACAGCCCCTACCCCGCAAAGCAGCGCGGCAGTATCGGCCACGATGGGCAAGGCTAAAATGCTTGGCTTATTAGTGGATAAAACGGAAATCAAGGCAGAGGCGGAAATACAGGAAAAGCCGAAAAGTTATGTATCTTCGATTGTGGAATCACTCACGGAGGAAGAGAAAAAGGCAATTTTGGATTTAGCCCTCAAGACACATAGGGGCAAATGGGAGGCAGTAACACTTGCAGACATTGCCGCTGTTACAGGTAAAGACCCTGACAAGACGTGCTATGCCGTCATTCTTATTACGGCACTGGACAGAATCTAATGTTAAATCGCCCAATCCTGTAAAAAACCATTTGACAGATTGAGCTTTGGGAAGCAGAATTAAGTTTCTCTCTCAAATCGTATAGCCCAAATCAGCAGGGTAAACGCTGATTTTTTATCGCCATTTTCCCCTATGGTGTTTGAAGCCTATTCACAGGCTTTGGACGGCATATCAAAGTTTATGGCGGTGTGTGGTAACGGTAACGTCCACGCCTGACTATACGCAGGAGAGAGCACCGCCCCCTATTTTGGGCATTTCTCAAATCTCGAACGTATAGGAGCATTTCAAATGCAATCTTGCACTTCTACCCAAATCCAAACCATTCAAAATCAAGCCCAAACGGTAACCATCCCCTTAGAGCTGGCAAACCGCATTATGAACGCGCTGTACTACGGCGGCGAATTTATCGCCAATACGGGCGCAATCATCGACACCATTTGCGACAACATGGCCGCCCATTCCGTCCGCAACTCCCCCATAAGTGCGAGCGGAAGCGCGGCACGCCTTGCCACAGTCATTCAAACCCTAGTCCCCCATGCGGAAAACTTGGAATCTTTCGATTTATCATCCGAGCTTGCGGGATATATTCAAACTGACCCCGTCCCAGCGCCCTAACGATTCAGACGGCTAAGCCCTCTTATTCCCTGAAATTTACCCGCCTTTATGCCGCCTATTTCAGACGGCATAGGGCAAACTTCGCCCTAGTGTTTTTATAACCTATTGATTTTATTAGATTCACGTTTTGAAACACTGGAGGCAGAGCAAAGGATAAAACCATGAAACAGACCAATAAATCCGACCGTTTCCGCCGGTATTTAAACCGCGCCTTGCTGGTGCTTTGGGCGTTGCTTTTGGCTTTGGTAGTCCGAACCTGTAACCAGCCCGCCCACGCCGACACGGATCAACTAGAGCAGGAAACGCCCGCAATATGGGAAACAGACCCAACAGCCGGAATAGTTTTAGAACCAGTATCAGAGGAGGCAGAGCAATGAAAACCATCATGGATAAGCTGGCAAACCAACTAAACAGCAAAGAAAAGGCAATCGCAGCGGTGGACGTTGTAAGCACTATCTTGCTGATCGTGAATGACGGAGCAAGCCAAAAAGAGGCGATTCATACCGTATCAGTCATAGCCCGCGAAGCTATGGACAGATTCGAGGAGGTAGGAAAATGAAACCAACATACAAAGAAATCAGAGCCGCCGCGCAATACCGCTGGCCGGAAATACACACGGCATTAGGCATAGACCAGCGATACCTGAAAAACAAACACCAGCCCTGCCCCGCGTGTGGAGGGAAAGACCGTTTCAGATATGACGACAAGGACGGAAACGGCACATTCATTTGCAGCCATTACAACAACGGCGCGGGCGATGGTTTCGGCTTGGTAATGCACTTTTTCGGGTGTGATTTTCAGACGGCCTTAAAGCAGGTTTCAGGCGTTTTAGGCATGGATAATGCAGACCCTTTGCCGATACCGCCAACACGCCCACAAGCGCAACCATGCCCCGAAAAAGACCAAATCGAGAAGCTGGCCGCATTGTGGGGAAGCACAGAACCTATCCGCCCCGATTCCCCTGTTATCCAGTATTTGAAATCACGCGGTTTGGACATGGCGCATTTGCCCGAAAACGTCCGTTTTCTACCTGAAAAAGACTATTGGACAACGGGCGCGGATAAGCCGCTTTTGCTTGGCCGTTTCCCCTGTATGGTTTGCGCTATCCGCGATATGGACGAAGAGCTACAAGGCTTACACCTAACCTATTTACAGCCTAGCTATGACAAGCCATGCGGAGAGGACGGACTACACGCCCCACGCTATCAGAAACTAGCAATCAAAGACCCTGAAACGGGCGAAACATTACCGGCAAAGAAAATGAGAAGCCGTAAGAAAGGCAGCATATCGGGGCAAGCCGTCCACTTGTTCCCGATTCCTGAAAATGGCCGTCTTGTCATTGCAGAGGGCATAGAAACCGCCCTTGCCGCCCGTGAATTATGCAAGGCTTACGATTGGGGCTTATGCGCAGCCTTGAGCGCAAACAGCTTGGCAAATTTTCACTTTTTGAACGGTATAAAAGAAATTGCAATTATTGCCGATAACGACACGCCCCGCCCTGTTGGTTACAGAGCCGCTTATGACTTGGCAATGCGAGCCATTAAGCAGGGAATCAAGGCGAGCATATGGCAAAGCAAAACAGCAGGCTATGACGCACTGGACGAACTAAACGAGAAGAAGCAATCAGACAATCATTTCGGAGGACAAACAGCATGAAAAACACCGAAACAGCGAAGCAGGAAAACACCAAAGACTACAACCTTGAGAATATCGAGCCATTCCGCCCACACCCACGCTTTGACACCGATAATCGGGGCGTATGGTGGATAAACGTTAGAACCGACAAAGACGGCGATATTATCGAAGCAGAGCCGCTATTGCTTTCCGACCCTATCGACATCATTGGCACAGGGCAAGACAATGACGGCGCGTATTATCGGATTATCAAGTTTAAAGACAAAATCACACGCCGACAAAAGACCGCCGCCCTACCACAAGCAGAAATAGGCACTGTTCAAGGCTGGCAGCGTTTGCAGAGTTACGGATTAACCATCATGAGCGGGCGGGCAAAAAGGGAAAGACTGGCAGACTATTTGCAGAAAGAGGGAAGCCAGGCGGCCTTTACCATTACCGACCGCGCCGGGTGGCACGAAGACAGCTACATTATGCCCAGCGGGGAAACCATCACAGCGACCGACAAAGACCCTGCCATTATCTACAACGGCGACACCAGCCAAGCAAAGGCATATCAGCCGAACGGAGAGCTTACCGACTGGCAACAAAACATAGCCCGATATGCAGTAGGAAATAGCCGTTTGTGCCTTGCTTTGGGAGCTTCATTTGCCGCTCCGTTGCTTTCCCTGTTAAACGAAGAATCGGGGGGCTTCCACTTGATGGGCGATTCTTCAGACGGCAAAACTACAGCCGCAAAAGTAGCCTTGAGCGTATGGGGCAAACCATCAGGAAGCCTGTTGTCTTGGAGCGGTACGAAAATAGGCTTTTCCAACACAGCCGCCGCCCGCAATGATGGCTTGCTGGTGTTGGACGAAATAGGACAGGCAAGCCCGCACGTTATCGGCGATACTGTTTATAGCGTTATGAACGGTATCAACAAAGTGCAAGGCGCAAAACAAGGCGGAAACCGCGCTTTAAGCCGCTGGAAAGTGATGATGTTTTCCACTGGCGAAAAGACCCCTGATTCCATCTTGAAGCACCATAAGGGCGATTGGAACGCCGGACAAGCCGCCCGTTTACCTAGTATCAGAGCCGCCGCGCAATACGGCATTTATGACACATTGCACGGATTTGAAGATGGCGCATTGTTGAGTGAGCATATCGCCCAATCAGCAGAAAAATATCATGGAACGGCAGGAAGACTATTTATTCGACAGCTTTTAGACGACCTAGAACAAGCCAAACAGCAGGCAACGGAGCGCATGGCCGCATTTATGGCAACCATTCCCGAGTTATCAGGACAGGCGCGAAGAGTAGCAAAACGCTTTGCTATCGCCGCCGCTGCTTTGGAACTTGCCGCCCCTGTTACCGGCTTGCCCATAGGTGTAGGCATGGCAGGCGTGAAAAAATGCTTTGATGAATGGCTGGAAGCCAACGGAGCAGGAAAACACGAAGACCGCCGAATCATTGAGCAGGCAGAGGATTTTATCGCCCAACACGCATTAGGCACGCGGTTTATGGAATGGAGCGATAAAAGCACCAATAAAGACCATGCAGGATATAGGAAACAGGAGGGGGAAAAATTGGAATTGTGGGTAATCCGCCGTGTCTTTGCCGATGAAATCGCCCAAAGTTTCGATGAATCAAAAGTCTGCCGCGTATTGGCAGATAATGGATTGTTGAAATATAACCACAAAAACAGAGGCTACCAACACCAGCGGAAAGGTAACGGCTGGTTTCATGTTTTAGCTACAAATATAGAACTGGACGACTAA